CGCCGCCGACCACGCCGCCGACCACGCCGCCGACCACGCCGGCTCCAGAAGGGCCGCACGTCGATCCGCTGCCTTCGACCGATGAACTGCACGCGATGAAGCGTGCCGAGTTGGACAACCTTGCCGAGGCGCGCGGCGTCGATGTCAGCGGCGCGTCGAACAAGGACGAGGTGATCGAGCTCCTGCGCAAGGACGCCAGGAAGCGGAAATGAGCTTAGCTGTCGTCACTGTCGCGGCGGGTGGCATCGCAGTTGTCGATGTCACCTCGCTTGCGCCGCGCACCGGCATGCCGGTGACCGAGGCGGCCAACGGCTTCGGCATCGCGGTCACCAAGGTGGTTGGCAAGCCGGGCCTGCCGGTCGTGTTCGACACGATTGGGGTGCTGCCGCCGGTAACTTATCCAACGTGGAGCACGACCGATAAGGTCAACACGAACTTGACCAACGGCAATTTGACGGCAACCGGGTCCGCAGCCAACGGCAGCGGTCGTGCCTCGCCCGGATATTCTACAGGCAAGTTCTACTGGGAATTTGCCTATGTGAACGTCACGCAAACGACTACAGGTGCAGGGTTTGGCTCTACAGGTGCATCGCTTCCGATTAATACAAGTGCGGCGGGAGCCACGGGATTGGGTGGGGGTGGTAGTTTCTGGGTCAATGGCGTTTCGCAGGTTTCAATGGGGGCGCAATCCAACGGCAACGTCATCGGCATTGCCGTTGATCTGACTGCAAATTTGATCTGGTGCCGTATTGCGCCAGCAGGAAACTGGAACGGCAGTGGCACGGCAAATCCGGCAACTGGTGTGGGCGGGTTCAGTATCGCCGCGCTGACCAAGCCTCTTGTGCCAACTTTCTATTTGTCCTCCGCGACTGGACAGGCTCTTACCGCGAATTTCGGTGCGTCGGCCTTCTCTGGCGCGGTGCCCGCCGGGTTCACGTCGGGGTGGCCCGCATGACCGACATCCGCCTGATCGAGTACGAGCCTGGACGGTGGCGCGTCGATCGGCGCGAAATCCCGGTCGCGCGCTCCGATCTGCCGCTGCCCTACGTGATCAGTGATGAGATGCCGCCGACCGAACAGGTCGATGGAAGGTTCTACACATCGAAGGCGGCGTTCCGCGCGGTCGGTCGCGCGCACGGGCTGACCGAGGTCGGCACCGAGAAGTTCAAGCCGAAGCGGCGCGCCGAGGATGCGCCGGAATTTAAGCAGGCGCGGCGCAATGCGCTGCGCACTGCGGTCGAAAAATACAAGGCCGGTCATCGGGTGAAAAACAATGCCTAGCCAGTCACCAAAGCAGAAGCGGTTCATGGCGGCAGCGGCACACAATGCCGCGTTCGCCAAGGAGGCCGGCATCAGCCAGAAGGTCGCGCGCGAGTTCAACCGCGCCGATGCGCGGCGTGATGCGATCAAGCGAGCGATCAAGAAGGTGCGGTCACGCTGACCGCGCGGCGGTGAAGGGGTTCACCGCGCGATCCGACACATGGGCCTGAGAACCGCGCCGCGTTTCGGCGCGCCAGGAGCACGCCCATGTCCGACGTTTCCGTTGCCCCCGACGCCAGCCCGCCGCCGAGTGCGCCCGCCCCCGCGCCCGCGGGCGAGGTGCCGATCAATCCGAACCCGGTCACCGCGCCGGCCCCGATCGGCTCCCAGGCACCCGCCAAGCCGGCCGGCGAGGCCACCGAGCCGCGCCCGCAGAGCCGGCGCGAGGCGATCCAGCGCGCATTCGAGCGCGCCGAGGCGAGCCGCCCGAAGCCTGAGCCGGCCAAGGCGAAGATGGGCCACAACCAGCCGCCCGAGGAAACCAAGGTCGAGAAGCTTGAGCCGATCGATCTGCGCAAGCGCCCGACCGACCAGCCGGCGAAGGAGCCGCAGCCGCGCGAGCAAGGCCGCTTCGTCGCGCGCACGCCCGAGGGCCAGGAGTATCGCGAAGGCGCAAAGCCGCAGGCGCAGCAACAGCGCGTCAACCTGCTGCCCGAGGGCGCGCCCGCGCGCGAACCGCCGCCGCGCATGACCGAGAAGGCCAAAGTTGATTGGCATGCGACGCCGGACACCGTGCGTATCGATGTTCATCGCATGCACCATGAGTATGCCCGCGCCTATCAACTGTATCGCGGTGACCATGAAGCGATGAAGGCGATCCGGCCCTATTACCAGATGGCGCAGGAGCACGGCACGACGCTCGATCGCGCGCTGCGCAACTACACCTCGATGGAGCAAAAGCTTCGGTCGGACGTGATCGGCGGCCTGGATATCATCGTCAGCAATCTCAACCTCCGCACGGAGGATGGCCGCAAGCTGGGGCTGCGCGATGTCGCCTACCACATTCTCAATCAGTCGGATGAACAGCACAAGCTGATCCAGAACCAGAATGCCCAGACGGCGCAGAGCCAGCAGATCGGGCAGTTGCACCAGATGGTCGCCAGTCTTGCGCAAGGCATCGGACAGATGCAGTATGCGCAAAAGTTTGGTCAGACCCGGTCGGCGCTCGACAAGTTCGCTGATGCGCACCCGAGGTTCGATGAACTAGGCGACCTGATCGAAAACGAGATCAAGCTTGGCTTCGATCTGAACACCGCCTACCGCCGCGCCGAGTTGTTACGGCCGGCTACGACAGCGGCTCAGACCCGCACCACGACATCGGCTCAGACCCGAACCCCCGACCGAAGCATTCACGGTGCCCCCGATGCTGGCCCCTCAAACGGGACTTCGCGGCGCAACGGTAAGCCGGTTGGCCGCCGAGACGCCATTGCTGGCGCGATCCGTCGCGTCAATGGCGGGCTCTAGTTCTGAACCCATTCGTGGAGCAATCCCGTGCCAAACGTCACAACGAACGTTAACTACCAGCAAATTCTCTCGATGGCTTTGGAAGATCGGTCATCGAGCTACCAGGACCTCGTGTCCAACAACAACGCGATGTTGGCTGTCATGCGCCGCAAAGGCTTGTGGCAGACTTATAGCGGCCCGCGCATTCGGCAAACCCTGCAAATCGGCAAGCAAGTCGCGCAGTGGTACAGCGGCTACGATCAGTTGCTTAATCCTGCGATCGATTTGTTCAACGACGCATTTTTCGAGCCCAAGATGTGCGTCGTGCCGATTATCCTGTCGATGCAGGAAATCCTCAATAACCAGGGCGATGCACAGCTACTCGACGTGCTCGACCAATACATGGAGGCCGCCGAGCGGGCGCTCTCCGACACCATGGATGCCGGTATTTACGGTGATGGCACGGCGAACGGCAACAAGGCCATTACCGGGCTGGCGACTGCGGTGCCGATTACGACGGACAGTGGCGTCTACGGCGGCATCGATCGCGGCACGGCGGTGATCTGGCGAACCAGCACTTACGACGCGAGTGCCGCCGCAGGCAGCAAGCCGCTGCCGGCCGCACTGGGCACCCAGGTCACCTCGACCACGATCCGCCCGATGCTCAACTACATCATGACCAAGCAGAGCCGTCAGCGCGACTATGCGGACCTGTTGGTGATGTCGCCCGAGCATTATGCGGCCTACGACGCTGCGACCGTCGCCATCCAGCGACAGAACAACGAGACGAGCCTGGGCAAGCTTGGCTTCTCCGCACTCGAATATATCGGTGGCGGCAAACGCGCCGAGATCGTGCTCGATGGCGGCATCGGCAGCAACATGCCGGCGGATACGACCTTCGGCCTGAACACCGACACGTTCCGTCTGCGTTATCACCCGTCGAGAAACTTCGACAAGCTGTTCGACGGTGAAGGACAGATGCCGATCGACAAGGACGCGATCGCGCAGTTCATCGGCTTCATGGGCGAAATCACCCAGGTAAACCCGTTCTTCAACTGGCGTTTCCGCGACAGTAATCCGGCCGCGTGATTAAGGTTTGAGAGGGGAAACCCCAAACCGCCCTTCTCAAAATACTGGGACCGCCGTCCGTGCAAGGCCCTGCGGACGGCGGCCCCAGGCAAAACATGGAGAGATTAATGCCGTTCGATCCCCGCGACCCTGATGCAATTCTCGTTGCTACGTTTCGCCACAAGCCTGAAAAGAACGAGCGCAAATCCCTGGAGGAGGGCCGCCCGATCTATGACGATGTCGAGGTAGTCGATATCCGCGCGCCCGGCTCGAGAAATTTCGGCACCTATCCGGCGACCGCATTCTCGCACTGGCGAAACGATCCGTTCACCGGAGAGCAAGTCAGGGTCACCTATGCCGAGCGTTTCGCGCGGCAGTACCAGCAATTCAAGGCACACGCCGGCCAGACCAAGAGCGGCACGCCGCTCGATGACGTGCCGTTCCTCACCGAGGCGCGCCGCGCCGAACTGCGTGCGCAGAATGTCTACACGGTCGAGCAACTCGCGCTGATCGATGGGCAAGAGTTGAAAAACCTTGGCCCCTTCGGTCGCGATCAAAAGAACCTTGCCATCGAGTTCATCGAGACGGGCAAGCGTGCTGCGCCGAACATGCAGTTGCAGCAGGAGCTCGAGGCACTGCGCGCTCGCGCCGCCGTGCTGGAGGACGACAATAACGCACTGAAGCAGCGGGTCGCGACGACCGAGGCGCAGTACGAGGAGATGAGCGACGATCAGTTGCGCAATCTCATCAAGAGCAACACCGGCCATGCGCCGACCGGCAACTTCGCGCACAAGCAACTGGTGCGCATGGCACTCGAAACGCGGCCTAGCAGGGCAGCATGACAATCCTGTCGGTGGTGCGAGAGGTCTGCGGTGTGGTCGGCGTGGTCAAGCCGTCGAGCTTGTTCGCGTCGATCAACAGCAATCGCACCATGCAGGAGATGCTCGACCTCGCCAACGAGATGGCGCAGCGCATTGCCTACGACAACCGCGAATGGACGCGGATGAAAACGTCGGTCACCTACCAGGGCGACGGCGTCATCACCGCGTTCGATCTCCCGACCAACTACAAGCGCATGTTGTTGACCAGCAATGTGTGGCGATCGACCTCGTCGCAACAGCCGATGCGGTTCATTGCCGACACTGACGAGTGGATGCAGCGGCGCGCGGCGAACTGGTACGACGCCTGGGGCGAGTGGACGCTGTTGGGCGAGCAAATACTGATCCAGCCGGTGATGGGTGTCGGCGTCACGGCGACGTTCTCCTACCTCGACAGGTATTGCGTGAAGCCCGCGGCCGGCGGGCTGAGCGATACGTTCGTGGCCGACAACGACACGTTCCGGCTCGATGAGCGCATTCTGAAGCTTGGGATGATCTGGCAGTGGAAGGCGAACAAGGGATCGCCCTACGCGGAGGACATGGGCACATACACCGACGCCATCGCGATGGCTTTCGGTGCTGACAAGCCGTCCCCGATCATCATCGATCGTGCGCCGGCCTCAGCCGGCGCTCGCGTCTCGACATCCTGGCCCCCTGGATGGGGGGTGTATCCGTGAGCGTGCATCAGGCATTCCGTCGCCAGCCGGTTCCAGGACAGTATGCGCAATCGCTGCGCACCACGACGATCCCCGCGCCGACGCGCGGCATTGTCGAGAGCGAGAACGAAGCCTTCATGCAGCCGGGCGCTGCGATCGTGCAGGACAACTGGCTTCCGACCATGCGCGGCGTCAAGCTGCGTGGCGGCTGCATTCGCTGGTGCGATTTGCACGCGCTCGACACGACGGTGCCGCCGGTCCCGTCCGCGCTGCGCAACCCGGTCATCTCCGCATTCGAATATGTCAGCGGCAACAGCCAGCGCATGTACGCCGCCCAGGCGACCAAGCTGTTCGACGTGACCGGCACGACGCCGGTCCTGATCAAGAGTGGGCAGACCAGCGGCAACTATGCCGCCGCGCAACTCGCGAACGCTGCCGGCTATTGGCTGATCGCCGTGAACGAGACGGGCGACTTCCCGCTGCGCTTCGACGGCACCACCTGGGTGACGCTGAATGCCGACCAGATCACCGGGCCAGTCGGTACGCCGGTCGAGCATGGGCGCAATCTCAGCTACGTCTGCAAATATCGCAACCGGCTGTTCTTCATCGAAACCAAATCGATGAATGCTTGGTATCTCGGCATCGACAGCATCGGCGGCGCGCTGTTGAAAATCCCGCTGTCGGGCGCTGCGACGCGCGGCGGATATTTGATCGCGGCTGCAAGCTGGTCGGTCGATGCCGGCGACGGAATTGACGACAAGATTTGCTTCATCACATCGGAAGGCGAACTACTGATCTTTACCGGCAGCGATCCGTCGAGTGCCGCGACGTGGAAGCAGGAGGGTCGTTATCAAGTCCCGCCGCCGCTGGGCATGAACGCGCATATTCAGGTCGGCGGCGATCTGCTGATCGCGACGGTGGATGGCATCGTGCCGGTCAGCGCCGCGATCACCAAGGACATCAGCCAACTCGACCTCGCGATGATGACGCGCATGATCCGGCCGTTGTGGCGCGACAACGTTCTGGAAAAAAGAGCGCATCCCTGGTCGTTCGAAAAATGGGACGAGCTTGGCTATCTGTTCGTCGCGATGCCGGGCGGCGAGCCGGGCGAGCGTTTCACGCTGGTGTCGAACAGCGTCACGAATGCCTGGGCACGCGCGCTGGGATGGGATGCGCGCTGCTTCGTGCGCATGCGCGGCGATATGTTCTTCGGCACCGAAGACGGCATCATCATGCAGGCCGATCGCACCGGCTACGATGATGGCAAGCCTTATGTCGCGACCCTGGTCGGCGGATGGGAGATGTTCCAGATGCCGTCGCAACAAGTCGTGTGGCATCAGGCCCGCGCGGTGTTCACCAGCGGCGCGGGCGAGCCGTTCGAGCCGCAACTAAGTGCGACGACAGATTTCATCGTTGAGATACCGCCGCCGCCGCCGGCCGGACCTGATCCTGGCGTTGCCGAGGTCTGGGACCAGGGACTGTGGGATCAGGCGCGGTGGGATCAGGCCGCGCCAGGACGGCCACCACATCGCAATACGATGTGGGTGTCGATCGGCATGACCGGCTTCTCACACGCGCCGATCGTCCAGGTGACGGTCGCGCAGCAAGCAACACCCGATGTCGAGTTGGTCGCGATCGCCGCAACCTACGAGCGGGCCGGCGTCAACGTCTGAGGAGCACGGCAATGGCTCTGCGCAAGATCACACGCGATGACATCGATGAGTTGCGCATGCCGACGCCCGGCTTCGGTGATCCGCGTGGCATGGTTGATCCGAGGGCGCTGCAAGCTCTCGCCTGGGGCGAGGATTACGATGTCGATGCGCGCCGCGATGCGATTGCCAAGGCGCTGTTGGTGCAGCAATCCGCGCCGGCTGCGCGCCGCGATATGAGCGGATCGCAGCCGAGCGTGACGCAGTTGCAGCCGTACATGGACGCCAGTCTCGGCGGCTCGCGCGGGACCAGCGCGGGCG